CACTTTCTTATTTAAGGAGATTTATAATGTCTTTTTGGCAACTTTCTGATGGTGACGACGCCAATACAGGTGAGAAGGAATATGAGCAGGAAACTGGCAATCTTTCGCCTATTCCTGACGGCTCAAGCGTTTTGGCGCTGATCGACGAAGCGAAGTGGAACGAAACGCGGGACGAGCAGGCGGAACACATCTCGCTTCGCTGGTCTGTCATCGAACCGGCTGAATATGCCAATCGCAAGGTGTTCCAAAAGCTTTGGGTTACAGACGATGACCCGAACGTGAAAGACGCCGCCAAAATGGAAAAGAAGCGCGATAAGGCAAAGCGTATGCTTGCTGCCATTGACGCTAACGCGGGCGGTAAATTGTCCAAGGTTCCACGCCGCCCTAGCGACGATGACCTTGCTTTGGCGCTCACCAATCGCCCCATGATTATCAAGTGCATGGTTTGGGAGATGGGCGACAATTCAGGTAACTGGATCGCGGCTGTATCTCCGAAGGCCAAGGGCGTCTCGCTGGCTGGAGCCAAAGCACCGGCAAAGAAGGCCGCGCCTGTGTCTGATGTAGACGACGACGACGTGCCCTTCTGATCTGACAACACGCAACCGCTGGCAGACCGGGAATAGTCTGCCAATTCCCAACATAAGAGGCTGATATGACAGACGAACAACGCTCGCCAGCATGGTTTGAAAAGCGCAAAGGCCGCGTTACCGGCTCGATTGTCGGCGCAATCCTTGGCTTATCGCCTTACATGACGCGGGCTGATGCTATGCGGTCAATGGTGCGGGCCGCTATTGGCGCTCCGTCTGAATTTACCGGCAACGTCGCGACCGAATACGGCACGATGCACGAAAGCGGCGCTATCATTGATTTTCAGATGGCAACCGAATTGCGGGTTAAGCCTGCTTATTTTGTGATGCACGAGGATTGGCTAGGCGCGTCACCCGATGGCTATGTCAGCGACGGCGGGCTGCTCGAGGTTAAGTGCCCCTATGGCCTCCGCAATGACAAAGCCCCGATATTCAAGTCGCCAGCCGAACAACCGCATTACGTGGCACAGATGCAAGTGCAGATGTACGTCACCAAAACAACGCATTGCCACTTTTGGCAATGGTCAACGCATGGCACCAGTTTGCACCGCGTTGAATATGATCAATCATGGATAGATGAGAACTTTCCACGGTTGCGGCAATTCCATGCCGAGTACCTAGATGAAGTGCGTGACAATGCAGACGAATATCTAGCGCCTAAGCGTATCGAGATTGACACGCCCGAAGCGCGCAAGATGATTGCGGAATGGGATGATTTGAACGAGCGGCTAGACCAGTTGGCAGAGCGCAAGAAAGACTTGCTTGCTGATATGATCAAGGTTGCAGGCGAAAAGAACGCATTATTTGCGGGCCGCAAGCTAACCATGACGGAACGGGCGGGCGCTATCAGTTATGCCAAAGCTATCAAGGCGCTTTGCCCTAAGGCTGATTTAGAACCGTATCGCGGCAAGGCGAGCACGTTCTGGCAGGTGCGGTGATGCAACTTCGCCCATATCAGCAAAAGGCTTGTGACGCCGCTTTGAGGTGGCTTCGCCGTTCGGTTGATCCGTGCATCATTGATGCAGCGCCAGCGGCGGGCAAGTCGTTCATGATCGCCCATATCGCAGCGGCACTTCACAAGATTAGCAGCAAGCGCGTGTTATGCCTTGCGCCGAGTGCCGAGCTGGTCAAACAGAACCATGAGAAGTACCTTTTAACCGGCGAATATGCGTCAATCTTTAGCGCCAGCGCGGGCGCAAAGTCCACGCGCCACGTTGTTGTTTTCGGCACACCATTGACGGTTAAGAATGCTATTAGCCGGTTTTGTAGACAAGGCGATGAAGGCTTTTGCGCGGTTATTGTGGATGAATGCCACGGGATAACACCAACTATCAAAAGCATTATTGATGCCATGCGCGAGGCTAATCCAAACTTGCGCGTTGTCGGTCTATCAGGAACGCCGTTCAGGCTTGGCAGCGGCTATATTTACCGCGTTGGCCCTGATGATGCCGAAGGCAACGCCCGCGTTAATGGCGATGATGTAACCCGTGATCCGTACTTTATGAAGTGCGTTTGCCGCGTATCTGCGCGTGAAATGCTGGATCAAGGCTTTATCACGCCGATGGTTATCGGCGCTATCAATGCCGAAGGATATGACACCAGCGGGATCGTGCTTTTGCCGAACGGGACGTTTAACCCTGACACGGTAGAGCGTGCATTCGTGGGGCATGGTCGCAAGACTGCCTCTATTGTTGCGGACGTTATCGAAAAGTCGCGTGATCGTGCAGGCGGGATCATGTACTTTGCCGCCACGGTACGCCATGCCGAGGAGATACTTGCCAGCCTGCCACAAGGCACTAGCGGCATTGTTACCGGCGATGAATGCAAGCTAGGAACGGGCGAACCGATTAGCCGCGATAAGCTGATCAAGGCATATCGTTCGGGCGATGTTCGTCATCTTGTTTCGGTTGGAACGCTAACGACAGGGTTTGACGTAAGCCACACCGAAGTCATTGCGCTGATGCGCTATACCGAGAGCGCCGCGCTGTTACAGCAGATACTTGGACGCGCATGGCGCTTGCATGACGGCAAGGCGGATTGCTTGCTTCTGGACTATGCCGACAACGTGGCAACACACTTTCCCGATGGCGACATCTATAACCCCGTCATTAAGGCTGGCAAAGCTACAGAAGGCGGTGACGGGATCGAAGCGGAATGTCCCGATTGCGGCATGGCTAACCAATTCTCTGCCAACCCTGCTTATGTCGATTATCCAAAGGATAAGCACGGCTATTGCTTGGATGTTTTCGGCGCAAGGATCGAGACGGATTATGGCCCCATGCCTGCTCACTTTGGGCGGCGATGCTTTGGGCAAGTGCAGACTGGCCCTAAGGGTGAATACGAGCGGTGCAATTATCGATGGACGGGCAAGGAGTGCCCAGAATGCGGCGAGTTGAACGACATAGCCGCGCGCTATTGCTATGTATGCAAGGCCGAGATCGTTAATCCGAATGATAAGCTGGTCGCGGACTTTAAGGCGCTAAAGCGAGATCCTACACGCCCACAAACTGATGTCGTGCTGGCAATGACAGTCCGTCCCGGCATTAGCACAAGGGGTAATCGCACCATGCGAGCGGATTGGGTGACGCCATACCGGCAATTCAGCACATGGCATCAGCCGGAGGCTACGCATAGCAAAGGAATGCGCGATTGGGCCACGTTCGATAATGCTACGGATAACGGCAATCAAAAGCCGGAAACGATTAGCTATGTCAAAGATTCCGAAAGTCAGTTTTTCCGCATTCTTGCCTACAATCGACCGGCTGATGAAGCGCCAGAAAAGGACAAGGCCGCATGAAGTTCAACCCCGATATTCCGGTTTATGGTGACACCGCGTTTCGTGGGAAGTGCCCAAAAGAGGAAGTCGAACAGGCTTCCTTTTTTAGTAAGCTGCGCAGGGATTATCCTGCATCATGGGGCTTGATCGCACTGCACCCGCGCAATGAAGGCTTGAAGGAAAAGGGGCAATTCTCAAGCGTAATTAAACACGCTGCGGAAGGCATGACCAAAGGCGCAAGCGATATTATTATTCCGGGATCGCCGTCATTCGTTTGCGAGATGAAGCGCCAGGATCATACGCAAAGCACATGGCAGGAAGGCCAGCCGGAATATCTGAAAGCCGCAAAGAATGCAGGTGCTTTTGTATGTGTTGCCCTTGGCGCTGTAGCGGCTTGGGAAGCGTTTGAATCTTGGCGGGGCACGCAAGGTGCAGAATGATCTATTCAAGGCCCCAGAGCCTACAAGGCGCGGTTTATGGCCTAGTGAGCAATTGGCAGCATATCTAAGCGGTGAAAGCGTCGGGAATGATGCAATCCGTAGCTGGGCCGCGTTTGAGATATGGCAGGCTGCACAACAAATTTGCGATATGCCTACGCTTGAAAAAAGGCGGACCGCATTAGGAAAAATTCCCGTTACGATCCGCCCGATGGTCAAAGATGATATGCGCCGGATATGGAAAGCTAGGTAAGGTCGTTCTCCACCATATGCGCAAACTCACTAACCCTGCGATGTTCAATGCCCACTAATTCAACCGGCACGCCAGCCGGATAATCCTCGACCAGCACACCGAGCCGATCGGCAATGGTAATCGGTGTTTCGTCTGTGATCAGGCCGGTGATGATCGGCACGGGGACGGTTTCGCAATAGGCTAGCGTGATGGTTTTCAGGCTGTCTGCAAGTTGGGTTAGTGGTGTCATGTGTTTATTGCCTCCAAGATGGCGTTTCCGATAAGTTCAGGAATTTGGGGGACTACGGAGTTTCAAAGTGCTGCAAGTCTGTCCATGTGATTGGGAATCCCATT